AGTGATCGTGGGATTTAGCACCACCCTCACTGACAATCTGAATCAACTGCTTGAGGTGTTCATCAAGCTTCTTGTTTAAACTTTCAAGCAGAGGATTCATCATTCACCTTTCGGTTGGTTCTTCGCGTTTAACATCATTTGAAGAAGTTGTTGTTTGGCCTGAAGATCCTGTGACTGTTGGTTGTGAACCAAAGACTGCTGGTGTTCTTCCTGCGCTCTTTGCATTTCAGCTTGGTGCTTCATAGCTTCCATGGCAATTTCCTGTTGCTGGCGCTGTGCGGCCATGGCAGGGTCTTCGCCTTGTCTGGATGCCATATCCTGAGCTTTGAGTTGTAGTTCTGCCTGCTTGATAGCAAGCTCTCCCTGCACCTTTTGAGCTTTGGTCTGGGCATCTTGTTGCTTGATCTGAAGCTCTGCCTGTTGCATTTGCATGACGGGGTCTTGCATCTGTTGTTGGGCTTGTTGTTGAGCCGCTTGATTCTTGTTGATTTGAAGCAACTGAGCCGCCGCTTGTGCAACAAGTTTTGACAACTGAACTTCCACTTCCTCAGGCATCTCAATGTCTGGCTTAGGTAGAGTTGCTCCAAGGCGTTGCTCAATCTTGGAACGGTACTGAAAGGCTATGTGTTCAGCTACGTGCGCCATGATTGCCGCCTGCATCTGTTGAGCCATAGGGTTTTGGCCCATCTGACCCATAACCATTGGATCTTGCATCATGGATGTATGTACAGCTATGTGTGCATCATGATCCTGATAGATGAAGGCCTTGGTAGGTTTACCTGTAAGGAATGCCATGTTCTCGGAGATAGGATCTCTGGGGGTCATGTCATCATCAATAGGAACTAGCTTGTCTGCGTTCTTGATACCTAGAACTTCAATCATCTGGCGGTGCAAGACTGGTAGGTTGTAGATCTGAGGAGCGCCTTGAGCCAACTGGATTACAGCTTGATACTGCATGATCCGTTGAGCCATTGTTGCTGAATTCGGGTCGGATACCGGAATCACATCCACCATGTCGTAGTCAGAGCGTTTAGCCTGTGGCGTTCCGGCTACGGGTGTGTACTCATAGGACTCTGGGGTGTAGTCCCTGATAATAGACTTAAGGAGTTTAAACTCTTGTTTCATTGAGTAATGAACACGAGCCTGCACCGCAGACATTGTCTTGAGTTGTCTCTCAAGCAAGGCCAAAGTTGTACCTACAGGGGCGTTGGCAGACATATCGCTGATGTTCATATCTGCGATTGATCCTAGTCTCCTGCCTTCGTCTGTAATCTGGTTCAAGAGAGCCAAGAGAACCTGAGAAGGTTCCTTGTATGGCAGGGCCATGATGTTCTCTTTGACTGACCCACTGGGTACGTCCACATCCCTAAACTCACCGGGATTGATTGGGGTATCGTCGTCTTTGATCCGAAGACCTCGGGTCTTCAATCCACCGGGCAGATTAGACAGAGTACCTGCGTCCACCAACTGACGAATTAAGGATGTGCCTGCACGGGCATATCCACCGATCAGGTGAATTAATCCAAGGCCATAAGCACCAAATCCGGGTACGTAGGTGTACTGGACAAAATGCTGGCGCTTTAAACGGTGCTCGTCATCCTCGTCCCAGTTACGGCGGATAGCCAAGATCTTGCTTGTGCCACGCTCCAAGGTAACAACATAAGGAAGAGCAATCCCGTCTTCATCTTCATAACCCGGTAAGTCGTAGTCTACGTGGATCTCATAGATCTGGTAGCGGTCATCATCTGAGAGGTTGTAGCCTTGATCCTCAGCCTTTTTCTTTTCTACGTCAGTGTAAAACTGGAGGGGATCACCAAGATCCTCGTCTACATAGAAACCCGATACCTGAAGCTTACGGATATCATTCTTAGTCTTACGCATGATGTGAGTCACACGCTCGGATGTCATGGCGCTGGAAGCACCGTAGGGGATGATTACATCTTCTGCTGGAATGAAGATGGATGCCTGACGGCCCATGGATGGGTCGTAGTAGACCTTCTTGAAGGCCGCTCCGGCCAGACCCAAAGAGTACAGCATTCTTTCATGCTCAGGACGATATTCAGGCATACCTTCCGTGAGCTTGTAGTTCATGTCATCTTTTACCCTCTCGGCCGCCTCTTCTTTAAGCTTATCAATAGCGCCAATGATTTCGGTTTTGACCGGGCCTTGAGCCGGGAATGTTTCAATAATAGTCTCACTCTGAAACCTAACGGCCGCTTCTGTAAGAACAGTCGAGAAAACGCCGCAAGCACCAAGCCAAGGCTCCGTTCTCTCTTCATACTTCATCCCCAAAACATCTAGGCCTTTGACATACATATCAACCCAGTCTTTTCTGGAATTAATATCTGAGTCCACCATTTCAATTAAATCACTGGCAATCTTCTCAAGCTCTCCTGAGTCCATGTACTCGGCAAGGTTGTCGCCAAAGCCTTCCTCGTCGTCTTCAGGCATAAGATCAATCTCTACGCCGTCCATGTTTAAACGCACACCTTCAGGATTCTCAATCTCAATCTCAATGGCTGGTGTGTCATCCATGACCAAGTCGTTTAAACCCAGTGGGGCTTGGCTCAATGATTGTTCAATACTCATAATGTTCCTTAGTAGTAGGCTACTTTTCTGCGGTAGTTAATAGGCTCATCTTCTTCATCCGAGTCGATGGAAATAAAGCCCCCCAGTCGAAACCGCATCAAAGCCTGACTGCTTGAGTCCACAAGGTCATCATGATCTCCGTTAGGGAAGGAAGCGAGTTCATCCATCACTTCTTCTGCCCATCGGGTATCAGGACACCAGACCATGCCGGACTCAAACAAAGCAGAGATTGCGTTTACACGCGATATCTTATCGTTTCCTTTACCCGGCGTATACTCCGCAATCGGAATTCCCATCTTCCGCATCTCATAGATCAAAGGAGCGCCAGCCGCTCTCTTCTCAATGATCAACGTGTCTGGTTCAAACTCCTTGTATAGATCTAAAGCTCTGCGTTTGAGTTCAGGAAACTCCATACGCTCTTTCATTGCGTCTAGAAGGATGATGTTTGGCTTTAGATCACCAGATTTATTGGGGTGTTGGAAAACACCCCATGTTGTGCAAGCTGAATAGTCGGCTCGGTTGTTCTTTTCAAAGGCAGTATCCCAAGATTGGATGATGTATTCACAGTTAGGAGGATGTTTCTCTTCCCAAATCTGCCAATGTTCCCGCTTAACAATCGCACCTTCTTCAGATGTGGGGTTCTGTTGGTACTGGGCTTCCCATTTAGAGACTGGAAGCTCCGATTTCAGGGCTTCTAGAGCCTCTTTAGACCAGAATCCGGGCCATAAAGGGTTTCCATTGGGCATAATCGCCGGAAAATCGATGATTTCCCACTGATCTACGCCGTCTTTTCCTGAATTCTTGAGGATTTGGCCTGTTAAATCCCTCTTAGACCACCGAGTCATCACAATAATGATGGCTCCGCCCGGCTGGAGACGCTGACGAGGGCCAGATGTGTACCACTCATACACATTATCAAAGACTGCGGGGTTACCTTGCTTGGCTTCCTGCTCTGAATGGGGGTCGTCAATGATTAAGAGATCAGCGCCTTTACCTGTAACAGCGCCGCCAACACCGATAGCAAAGTAATCGCCACCCACGTTAGTATTCCAGCGACCTGCGGCCTTTGAATCGCTCGACAGCTTAGTCTGAAATACCTTCTGATACTGTTCTGAAGAGACAAGATTCCTAACCTTCCTTCCAAAGCCGGTTGCTAGTTCTGCGGTGTGAGCAGTCTGAATGATCTTCTTATGTGGGAACTTCCCCAAAAACCACGCAGGTAAAAGAAAGGAAGCAAACTCAGACTTGGTATGCCTAGGAGGCATGTTAACAATCAGCCTCTTAAGTTCACCACGGGCAACTCTTTCAAAAGCATCTGCCATCACCTTGTGATGTGATCCAGAGATAAAGACAGGCCACATCCGGGTAACGAAATAAAGAAAGGACTCCTTACTCCGCTCGACCTTGTCCATTTCCAGTAGAGCTTGAATCTTTGCACGGTTCTCCTTGGATGCCCCCGGAACCATCGCCATGTACTTCTGTATCTCTTCGTGGGTTAGGAGACTCATAGAGACATCACAGTCTTAACAGAAGCGTCGACTAACTTAATGGAATGAAACTTATAAGGACGGACGGTCAGGTGACCGTCTTCCTTTAAACGATGAACTATTCGATGAACATTCGATTTAGAACTCAATCCTATTCCCTTGGCAATAACTTCATAAGACGGCGGTACACCATGCAACCTAATGTATGCACGGATGAAATCTAAAACTAACTGCCTTCTCTTACTCATGTTTCACATATTTACTTCGTAAATCATATGAGGGCACACTGCCCAGATCAGTGACTAACAGTCCGGTTGGGTTGTCATCCACAATGTGCCTTCATATAAGTCCCCGGGATTCCACCAAGACCCACCTCTCTTTAATGTCTGCGTGTCCAAGACAGTCAGTACTCACTACCTAGGGGAATTCTAGGACGCTTTCCAAACAATGCAAGTTTAAACGCATATGCGAACGTTCGCAAGAGGTAATTTAAAAATATATATATAGGGGGGGTGTTTTGATTTGGAAATGAAGGGGGGGTGTTCCTGTGGTAATCGTTTGTGTGGATTCGAGCGTAATAGGCGGAGGGGTGTCGCATCGCACCAAGTGGCTCTCGGGGGGCGGTGGGGTCAGCCTAATCTACGTTTACACGCACCTCATGTACACCTGCATCTGGCTCTGGAGTACTGTTTAAACGGGTCATGCTCTTAGCCTCTACGTCTAGCACTGATGCCTTGCCTTGCTCCATCAGCTTCATATGACCTGACAGTTCCCGCTTCAATTGGTCTGCGGTGATCACTGCTTTGTCTGTCACCTCTGTCGGTGTAAACAGGCCACAGGCCTTGCCCATCAACTCTAAGGCTCTCAGTCTTGATGACTCTGTTTGAGCGTCCTTGCTTAGTGCAAGCAACCCCTTCAATACGTATCGCTTTGATGCTGAAACATCCTCCGACAGGTGCTCTATGGTTTCAGCCCATGCATCCTTTAGAGCGTGTTTGATCCTTGGATCATTCATCAGCTTGTTGGCTGATGCGCTTATAGAAGCATCTGATCCTGTGTCATTGGCGTATGCATCTCTATAGGCCTGTCTCAGGCTTTTCCCTCTGATAACACCTTGAGTGAACATCACTTGCCTTGTACTTAATGGTTTAGGTCTTGGTGTCTCTGATCCTTTAGGTAGTCCATCCTTTCTTAGCTTAGGTTCTACTGCGGCATGGGCTAACTGTTCCGCTTCGCTCATCTCTGCGAGGCCGTCATCACCCTCCCATTCCCCGTCATGTTGCAGTGCAACATCCAGTTCAGCCCTGTACTCATTCACGTTGACCTTGCTCATGTTTAAACACCCCCGCAGTAATTGATCCAAATCTAAACCATACACTCATGTATGGACACACACTGTTCCCATTATACAGTTATCCACAGGTTATTCAAGCCTGTGGATAAGTCCCAAAGTTATCCACAGGTTATTCATTTTGGTGCAGTTAGGGTTTTCCCACGTTATCCACAGCAGTCGGAAAGTTATCCACACAAAATGTGGACAAAACAGGGGTAGTTATCCACAAAATCAGGGTAAACCCTATGGCCTCTAGAATCGATTTTAAGACCCCTACAAGCGTCCGTTTTGGTTTTAAGCACCCCTACCCTACCCCAACCCGTTTTGAACGATCCTGAGCCGTTCTGAGCGTTTTTTAATACTTTTGGTCTGAGTACTACTTTGCTCTAAATATGAGTACTTGATACTACTTAGGGTTTGTCCCTATGAAAATACTTGTAGACACTTGTCAACCAATACCATTACACTAGCGTTGAACCAAACGTAAGCACTAGTGTTTACACGTTCTAGAGGTTACCGCTTTGATCCACTGACCCGTGATGGGAAAAGTACAGTGAGTAGTGCAGACCTTTCTACCCTACAGGTGATCGCACCACGTAGGGCTGAAAGAGTTCAGCCTGTTGGCTTACGCCAATGGGGTGCGCTTTTGCACCTATATATAGGGAAAACAAAATGAAACGTGAATACATCAAAGCCTTTAACGAACTCAAAAAACTGGGTTGCCCAGTGTTCGAGCGTGGTGACCATGAGGGTAGATTCTTGATCAGCGCAGAGGAAGCCGAGTCCTACAAGTGGGCAAGCTACTACAACGAATACAACCAATGGCAAGGTGATGACGTTAACCCCGTGTTGATGAACATCCTCGCAAAGAACGGCCTGTTCTGTGAGTGGGAAAACCCCGCTTGCTTAATCGTTTTCCCCGCTTGAAAGGAACACCATGTACACCGCACAAATTGACCGCCACGGCAACATCATTGTTTGCAAGGGTGAAGTGGAACGCTCAGGCTATCAGATTTTCTGTTGGGGCACGTACAACGATTGCCTTAACCGCAAGGTCAATCCCCCCTCTGAGCAACCCGCCCGTTGGCATACACGTTCCAACGGCCAACCCCTCGATACAGAGGAATGACATTTCAGCGGTCAGCCCTGCGGGGTTGACCAGTGCAATGTCGCACTATTTGGAGACCTACTATGAGCATGATCATTTTCAAGAGCCATTACGGAGAGTTTACCATTGAGCAGGGCAACCGACTGTCAGGCCACACAATGGAAATCACAGGCAAGCGCAAAGACGGAAAGTACATGGTCACCCATGCATTCGGATCAGGCAAGCGCATTCGCAAGGTCTACACCACAGAGCAATTGATCTTGGAAATTACCAAGCTTGAACCCCACTATGCCGAATCTATGTTTACGCCCTGACATTTCAGCGGTATGCCCCTTGGGCATATCAGTGCAATGTTGCATGACCAAGGGAGATTGACTATGGAACTAAGCCTTACAGATGGGCAAGTCGCAGAATTGCAAGTCGCTTTAGCTACTCGCATTCATGTATTAAAAAGTGAGATTGCAAAGCAGTCTCAACCCGCAATTCAAGCGGCTTACCGCAAGCATTTGGAACGGGCTTTGCCTGTTTACAACGCCCTCACCGCCCACATTGATGCGATAGCCCTCGCAGATGATGAGCAAGATGATGGCGACTATCACCCTTATGGTGACCCACAAAATTGAGTTTTGACTGTGATGCCCCCTTGCACGGGGGTATTGCAGTAGGAATTTCCCTACTGTTTTGGAGATCAACCATGACACTCGCCCCCATCCATCCCGCCCGTGAAAACTGGCTCACTGCCGCAGTCGATGAACTTCGGCCATTCTTTTCCTCCCGTGGCTATACGCTACCCGCTGAGATTCGGGTTGCCACTGGCTACCCTACCAATGCAAAACGCTCAGGCTTCAAGGTGCTTGGCGAGTGCATCCCCAACACCAATAGTGCTGACGGGCACTATGAAATTTGGATCTCCCCGATCCTCGCTGACCCCTCTAAGGTGACCGAGACATTGGTTGCCCAGTTGTGCCGCACCGCCAAGGGTGCTTATGCGGTGACAAATCTTGCCTACGCCAAGGTTGCCGAGGCCATGCACATTCTGCCCTCAGGCACTGCATCCAACCCCTTCAAAGAGGTGACCCATGGCTCTGCCTTTGACATGGCCTATCAGGACATCATCGATTCACTAGGTGTCTACCCCCACGGCAAGGTTGACATTTCAATCCATAAAAGCCAAGGCACACGCATGTTGCTTGCCAAGTGCCCGACATGCCAATGCAGTATCCGCATGACCGCCAAGTGGGTATACAACGCACATGGTGACGTTGAGCTTCCGACTTGCCGATGCGGTGACATGTTCGCCCTTGCCTGACCCCCGTTTAAACACATTAGAGAGAATGAAAATGACCAAATCCCCCAGTACAAAAGACCGCCTGTTGTCCGTGCCAATCGGCAAAATCGTTGGTGCTACCACTGCCCATGGTGCACCCTCCCACTTGAACACCAAGCTTGACCGAGTCAATTGGCTTGCCGAGCAGATCGACAAAGGCCATCTGACCTTTGACCAAGTGCAGAATGCCACGCCTGTGATCACCGCCCCTGTGACCATTGACACCGCCCGTGTCGATGCCTTGGAGGCCGTTGCCAATCGTGCCCATGGCTATGCCTTGCAAGGACTTGATGCTACCCGTGCCCTAGAGGGTTCGGTCATGTCGGTTGCGGGTGACATTGCCAACGTGCGAATCACCCTTGATCAGATCGCCAAGGTTCAAGCCTCATCGATGGTTGACGATTCAAAGGTTGCCGCTGATGTCGCCTCTGCCATTGCCAAGGCCTTTGCCCCGTTTAAACAGGCCGTCATTGATGCGGGTGCTCAGGGTGCAGTAGCCTCTGCGGTGTCTGCCACAGTCGTTGACCGCAAGACTGTCCTCGATGCATTCGGTGTCGATGTACGTGATAGCAGTGGCAAGCACCTGTACGTGGACATTTGGGATTCACCCGATGCACCCCCCGTTGACCCCAACTTCGTGTGGTCTGAGGGCATCTTGCAGTACTTGTTGTTGGCTCAGGACAAGGGCGAGAACCTGTGGTTCGGAGGCGAAAAGGGTACAGGCAAGAGCGAGACGGCTAAACAGTTTGCCGCCCGTACAGGCCGTGCATTCACCCGCATTAACTTTCACAAGTACACAACGACAGAGGACTACATCGGATCTGTCGGCCTTGAGAATGGTGCGACAGTGTTTAAACGTGGTGCTTTCCTGACCGCCTTTACCTCACCCTCAACTGTGATCTTGCTCGATGAGATCAGCAATTGTGATGCGGGTGAGCTTGCCCCCCTCAACGGCCTGTTAGAAGTGAACAGTGCAGTCAACATCGGAGGCCAACCTCAGCGCAGAGCGCAAGGTGTGATGGTCTTTGCCGCTGACAACACGCTGACCAATGGCGATACCTCAGGCCGCTATGCAGGGACTCGCCAAATGAACTCATCACTGGCTGACAGGTTTTCCCATGTCGTGACCTTCGAGTTCCTACCCCGTGACCAAGAGATTGAAGCCCTTGTGCGTCACACTGGTTGCCATCAGGCCTTGGCCTCTCATGTGGTCAGTGCTATCAATGCCGCCCGTGCCAAGGTTGACACTGGTGACATCATCGATGCCCCATCGATCCGCTCTGCGCTTGCATTCATTCGAGGCCTGTCTGTCCTCAGTGTTGACCAAGCTTGGCACTCTGCCATTACCTCACGCCAACCCGCTGAGTCCCGTGCCGCTCTTGATGCAATCAAGGCCGCATACATCAACAAAACCGATATCGCCTCTTGGCTCTGAAAGGATTATCATGATCAAAGCAAAATACTTCGGATGGGAATTCAAACCCGCCCTCACTGCGGCCATCCATAAGATCGCCTCTGACCTCGGCCTCGGCACTGTCAAAGTGACCTTCCGCTCTGACATCCCCACTGCGGCCATCAACCGCCAAGGTCAGATCTACATCACCAACATTGCAGATGATGCAGTGCTGACCCGCCAAGATCTTGAGCGGTTCACAGGCTTCGCCTTGCATGAGTTGCTCCACTGGAAGTACACCAACTTCAACGCCATCGACACTGGTCAGGTCAGCTACTTACTCCAACTGCACAACGCCTTAGAGGATGCGTTCATTGAGAACACCGCCATCCAACGCAAGCTCACAGGCAATGTCGAACACTTGCTCACTGTGCTGATCGACAACATGGCCGCTGAGGGGTTGGCCGAGGTTAAGGATTGGTCTGACCCCCGTCAATACCCATTCGTTCTCGCAGTGTATGCACGTAAGCACGGCACTGTAAAAATTCCACTGGCTAAGGGTTTGCAACCCATCTTTGATGCGGCCTGTGCCCGTTTAAACGGATGCCAATCTACCCGTGATACATGGGCACTGGCTGAGTGGGTGTTTGCTCAACTGTGCAATGAGTTGCCTGTTCAGCCCCCTGTTCAGCCTGAGCCACCCGTTCAGCCTCCCACTAATCCGACTGATCAGCCTAGCGATCAGCCCGACAACGGCAACCCCTCAGATGATGAGGGTGATGGCGATACCCCTAGCAAGGGCGGTAAGCCCCCTACAAGCCCCGCAGATGAGGGGGATGGGGGTGAGGACGTAGGCGAGGCCAAGTCGCCTGTGAAAGAGGTTAAAGAAAAGCCCAATGGTGCAAAGCATAAGACCATTGTTAGACCCCGCTCGACTGAGCCAACCGCTGATGTCGGTGAGTCTGCCAAGTCAGGCGGCTCAACTGGTGAGTGGTCAATCAAAGAGAACGCCTACCACGTAGGCGCTCGCAAGTGGACAGTAACTGTTTAAGGAAACAACATGATCCCCGCAAAGCTTCGTTATGAGATCCGCAAGATGTTCGAGAACTCAGGCACTGAGGAATTCAACATCAACCGCAAACAGGGTTCACTCAACGTGAACGCCTTGGCTAACATCGGCCACACTGACCGACTGTTTAAACGTAGGGCTGAGGTTGCAGGTACTGACTCAGCGGTGACAGTGGTCATCGACTGCTCAGGCTCGATGGATGGTGAGCGTATGCAGAATGCAGTCAACGTCTGCTACGCCTTGCTGACCACGCTCTCACAGGCGGGTGTCGCTACCAGTGTCGTGACGTTCTCAGGTATCGTGTCCGTCCTTAAACCATGGAACATGCCCTACCAAAAGACCAAGCCACTTCTAGAACACCTTGATGCCTCGGGCGGGACTAATGACTATGCCGCAGTGAACTTTGCTCACGGCCTGTTACATCGGAGGACTGAGCAACGCAAGGTCTGCTTCGTTCTGACCGATGGTGAGGGTAGCCCTAAGGCAACCCATGACCAGTGCCTGTCAGGCTCACGCCTTGGCATCACGACCATCGGCATCGGCATTCAAGAGAACGTGTCCCATGTCTACCCCAATGCAGTACGGGTTGACAAGCTTGAGGACATGGGCACTGTCGCATTCACCAAGCTTAAGCTTGCCGCCTGAGGGGGGTTACCCCTCACCTTTAAAAAGAAACCAGTAGCTAGGAGAGAACAATGGTAATTATGCCCAACGACCCCCGTGCCATCCGTGGCAACTTCAACCGCCCACGCACCAACAAGTTGGTCAACGTAGTGACCTCACAGGTTGCCGAATGGGGCGAACCCTGTGACCACTATGAGGCGGGTTGCCCCGTCTGCGAGGCATGGAAACTGTTTGATAAAAACTTTGCCGCCCCGTCAGTTGATGAGGTTATGGCAGTCATTAAAACACTACGTTTAAACACAGGAGAGAGCAAATGAGCAACATTAAATTAACAGTGGACACACTGGACAACATCTTTGGCTCTGCGGTGATCAACATCGGCAAGAGCAACGGGTACGTGGAGGCATTCATTGACCACGATAAGGTGCTGAACCTTGCCGTCTACAACAGAGAGGGTGACATCGTGCATGAGTACTACATCACCCTTAAAAACCTCCGAGCAAAAGATGGTAGCGGTTGGACTGCACCTACGTTCGAGCCAACCTTAGATTGAGGGGATGATCATGAACGAAAAGATCTACGCATACCTGACCAAGTTACGTGCCAGTGGCCGCATCAACATGATGCACTCAGGCAAGTACTTGGAGCGGGAGTTTGGCCTGACCCCCCGTGAAGCCAAGACCGCAGTGATCCACTGGATGACTACGTTTAAACGGGTGCAATCATGAGCATTATTTTGATTGACCAAAACGCCCTGTCTTCTGCGCTCTGCGATATGTACGACATCAAAGACACCCTGTCCAAGAGGATCAAAAACCAACCTAAGGACAACGATGGCACAGAGATCACCATCGGTATGTGCATCGATGATGTCATCTTATTTTTGGAATCACTTGAGGAGAATGAATCATGAAAACTTACAAAGTAGTTGCAAAGCTGACAACGTACTTCTATGAACACGTTGAGGCCGAGAATGAAGATGAAGCCTATGCCATAGCCAAGGACATGGACGGGGGGGCATTTATCCCCGTAGATCAGGGTGTGAGCGGTGACTGGGCTATCGACTCGGTTTATGAGGCTGATAAGCCGCCTTGCCTGTACTGCGGGGGTAACTGTCCCAACGATGAAGACCATGCCTGTGATGGGTACTCGGGCGACATTGACGGAC